CGGCCTCCGACCGGATCGCCATCACCGCCTCCAGCAGCTTCTGCTGGTCCTCCTCGCTCGCGCCGGATTGATACTTGCCACGCGCCGTGGGCATGCCGAACTTGTCGAGCGCGATCAGCCACAGCTTCAGCCCGTTGCGCTTGAACCAGACCGGCCAATACAGCCAGTGCGCCAGCCCCAGCCCGTAAGGCTCGTCATCATGATCGGCCCCGGTCGAGAACACCCAGAACTTCTCGCCCGGCATTTCCTCGCCTGTCAGCATGTCCGACATGGTCAGCAGGCGCAGCCCGCAGTCCTCGTCAAAGCGGAAGCGCACGCGGTCGCGGACGCGGATGTCCTCCCAGCCCCAGAGTCGGCCGTCACGGCGGAACATCTGCTCGGCCACCGCGTAGCCGTAAAAGAGGCCCCAGAGCATCTTCTCGGTCAGCCTATCGAACCTCATGGCGCTCAGCTCGGCGCGCAGCCAGTCGGCGGCGCGGCGGCCTTGCGCGGTATCCTCGCCCGGCACAACCTCCCATTCGCGGCTGGTGACCGCCGACAGGCGCTGCGTCATGACCGATTTGACCTGTGGGTCGGTCAGGATCGGCTTGTAGATGTCGAAGCTGCCGCCGCCGCGCGTGCGCAGGATCGGGTCTGTCGGCTCCAGCAGCGGGCCGATCCAGGGCCGCGTGACGTCACGCCCGTTCTGGATGCCAGACAGCTCCATCGGGTTGCGCATCCGCACCGCCCGCAGCCGCATGGTGGTGGTCTTCCTAGCCATCTCCAAACCCTCCGAAATCCAGCCCGCCGCCGCCGCCGCGCGCAAAGCCCATGCGCCGCCTGCTCATCGCGCCCGTGAAATCCCCGATCGTCAGGCCGGCGCGCGGGCCGGTGGATTGGTATTCCATCGGCACCTCGCCCCCGTCGGCGGCGGACACGGCCAGGGCGGCGGCCCAGAACCGGTCGGCATGGCCATCGGTCTCGCCATCGGAAATCAACCGCCGGATGCCCGTGGGCCCGACGCGGCTGCGGATCGCGTGCAGATCGGCGCGCAGCACCGGATCGCCCCCGGGGATGCGCAACCGGCGGTCCTGCATCTGTTCCTTGAGCGTGGTGGCCATGTCGAGCTTGGCTGCCGAGGTAAAAAGCACACCCGCCACCCGCACCGAGCCGTAGCGCCGCTGCGCGTCCTCGACGGGCTTTTCGCCCATCCCGGTCTGGTCGATGGCGACGCGCGCCACGCGGTAGCGCCGGAACACCCCCGACAACAGCTGATCCTGCTCGGCAAAGCTGATCCGCTTGCGCGCGATGATTTGCCTCGTCCAAAGCACGTCGCCCACCGCCTCGACCACCCAGATCACGAACAGGTCGTTGCGCGCCGCGATATCGACGCCCACGAAAACCGGCCCGCCGGTATAGCCTTCAGGCCGGCCCGCCGCGTCATGCTCGCAGCCCGCGATCAGATCGTAATCCAGCCAGCTTGCCGCCTCGTCGAGCCATTGCAGCTCGAACTCCTGCGCCCAGGCATCCTCGTCGGCCATGCCCGCGCGCAGCTCGTCGATATCCACCTCAAGACCCTCTTTAACGGCCTGGTAAATGTCCACCACATGGCGCGACCAGGTGCCGTCCTCGGCGGTCATCAGCTCGTAGAACTTGTTGCCCTTGCCGTTGGGTGTGCTGATCACCCGGATCTTGTGCCCGCCCCGCGCCGCGACCGGAAAGGCGCTGCCCCAGATGCGGCGGCTGTCGCGGTGAAAGGCGAACTCATCAAGGATCAGATTGCCGCCAAAGCCGCGCGCGGCATCCGGGCTGGCCGAAAGCGCGGTGATGCGCGACCCGCCTGGAAAGCGCACCTCGTGGGTCTTGTAGGTGGCGTCCATCTCGGGCGCGTGAAACTCGCCCTCCTCAAAAACCGGGCCTTTGCCCCGCGCCATCCGGTTATACGCCGCCCAGAAGCCGCGCACGATGGGTTTGAGCGCATCCTCCATCGCCTCCTTGGCCGTGGCCTCGGAGCGCGACAGGATCGTCCAGCGCGTGCGCCGCCCCTCGATCTCGGCGCGGATCGCGTCATCCGCCGCCTCGCCCATCGCGCCAAACGTCTTGCCGCCGCGCCGGGTGAACATGCCGATCTTGAAGCGGCTGGCATCCTCCAGCCAGCGCTTTTGATAAGGCAGGAAGGTGATGACCTGTTCGGGCATCAGATCCCGACCCCAAGGAAAACTTCTTCGACAGCGCGGGTTCTGCACACATGCCAACGGCGTTCTTCAATTCGCCTTAGGACGGACGTGACGTGTTCGTCTTTGCCTCGCCGCTCTGCGCGTCTTATCAGTCGCCGCACCTTCGAAAGGCGCTTTCGCAAATCTCGCGGCACTGCGGACCAATGCCGCGCGCAAATGAATTCATTGTGCCCGCGGCCCGAAAGTTCCCGTTCCGAGATGGTTCGGCGACAGCCTGGGCAGAGGCAATGAACCCTCTCTGCCATCACACCGCCTCCCAATACCCGTCACGCAGCCAGCCGTGCCATCCGCAATTCAGTTGATGGACCGAGGGCGCGAGCGTCGGCTCGCTGAGCGATCCGTTCCAGGACCAGAACGGCGCGCGCGCGGGCTTTTCCCGCAGACCGATCACGATCCGGTTCGCCCCGTCGCAACCGCAGGGGCAGAAAAACCAGAACGCGGCCCCGTTCGGCCCGCCCTGCGTCAGGTCGATATGAAAGCTGCCCGGCAGCTTCAGCCGCCGGAATTCGGTCGGATCGGGGAATTCGATGGCGCGGATCATGCCCGCACCTCGCGCAGCCCGATCAGATAGGGCTTGTCGCGCCACCAGGCGACGGTGCAGCGCATCCCGAGATGCGTGAACCGCTCGCGCCGCCCCAACAGCCATGCGCAGAACGCGGGCCAGACCGGCCCCTTGCGCCAGTTATCGTCGCCCGCCAGAACCCGCGCGCCCTTGACCATGTCCAAATTCGTGATCATGCCAGCCCCATCACCTCGCGCGCCGCCTGTGCCGCCGCCGCGTCGATCCGGCCGGTCTCGATGGCCTGATCCAGCTTCGCCGATTGCGCGCTGCGCTCCGCCTTCAGGATGCCGTCGCGCAGGCTGGTCGAGCGGATCAGGTTGTTGAGCGCGGTGGTCAGGTCCTTCATTCCACGCGGATCGGGCATTTCGTCCGGGTCGGCCATCATCATCTGAAGCCTCCATTGGATCGTGGTGAGCTGCTGGAACAGCGCAGAGGTGACATCAACCTCTTCCTTGAGGCTGGCCTCTTCCAGAAAGGTGCGGATTTCATCCTGCGCGCGCTCCTGCATCTGTGCATATTCACGAAACTCCTGCCCGTAGGAATGAATGGCAGACTTGCCGATGCGCAGCTCCAGCCCCTCTTGCTCGCAGCGCGCATTCAGGCGATCCGCGATTTCCTCGTAATTTGCGAAGCCGCAGGCGCGCAGCTCATCCTGAAGCCAGGAGCGCAGCTCGGCCGGCAACAAGTCTACCTTTCGGCGCGGCGGCATGCTCAGACCCTCCGGGCGCGGGGGCGCTGGATATCGGGATGCGCGGCCTCGCCGCGCGCGATCTCGATGCCGCGCAGCGTGGCCTCGGCGATCACGAAATCCCCGTGGTCCTGCATCGTGACCATGCCGTTTTCCTCCAGCCAGGCCAGCTCGGTGATCACCTGGTCGAAGGTGGACCCGACCCCGACGCCCTGCAGCACGTCGCGCAGGATCGAGGCATTGGTGGTGTAGCCCGATACCTGCTCCAGATGGCGCAGGATCGCCAGGCGGCGATGCTTTCGGACGGTGGTGGCGTAGTCGGCCATCAGTGTTTCTCCCTCAGGTGGTCCTCATGGCGGCCGACGATATCCTCGGTGCGCTGAAGACTGTCCTTCATGCCGTCCATCGTTGCGCGCATCGCCCGCATGTCGCCCGCCATCTCGGCGAGCATGATCTCGAGCCGGTGCGTGTCTTTCTGGCCCGGCATCGACTGCACCGTCAGTTCGAGCCGCGAGATGCGCGTCTCGTGATGATCCATCAGCTTGTCCACATTCTTCCGGCGCGTCGCAAAGAACGTGTAGAGCGCCACGAGCAAGGGCAAAAGGACGCCGGCACCCTTCCAGAAGATATCCCAGTCCATCATGCCGGATCGCCCTCCGGCACCTCGATCAGCTCGACCC